CAAAGGCCAAGTGTTGTAAATATGCACCCTACGATGTCTAGCCTCCAATAGAATATCTGTGTGTTTCGCATCTGTTACTGCTAATATAAGGAGAAACCATAATGGCGTTTTCATCAGCAGCAGGTCACGGTAATTTACCTAACGGCAATTTTAGCCCAGTGATCTATTCCAAACAGGTGCAACTTGCTTTCCGCAAGGCATCTGTTGTTGAAGCTATCACAAACTCTGATTATTTTGGAGAGATAGCACAAATGGGTGATTCAGTTAAAATCATTAAAGAACCTGAAATCACCGTAAAATCGTATGCACGTGGTACAACTATTACACCACAAGATTTAGACGATGAAGATTTTTCATTGACTATTGATAAAGCTAATTACTTTGCTTTTAAAGTCGATGATATTGAAGAGGCTCATAGCCACGTCAATTTTCAAAGTCTTGCATCTGATCGTGCTGCATACAGACTATCAGACCAGTTTGACCAAGATGTACTTGGTTATCTATCTGGTTTTAAACAATCTGCAATACACGGTAATGCTAACACCGCTAACACAACTGTTAACGGTTCTAAAGCAGTATCAACTGCAGGTTCTGACGAGTTACTTGCCTCAATGAAGTTAGACGGTTCTGACTTTAATGCAGGTACAGCATCTCAGTCAATTGCTCTTCTACCTAGAACAGGTGGTGCAACATCTACACCTTCAACTGCAGGTGAAGCAAACCCACTACAACTTATTGCTCGTATGGCTCGTAAGTTGGATCAACAAAATGTTGACTCACAAGGTAGATGGCTTGTTGTAGACCCAGTATTCATGGAAATTCTACGTGACGAAGATTCACGTCTTCAAAACGCAGACTACGGTGAATCAGGTGGAATACGAAATGGTCTTGTAGTTAATAACCTACATGGTTTTCAGGTACATGTATCTAACAACCTACCTTCTGTTGGTTCTGGTCCTGCAACTGAAGCTGCTTCAAATGCGACTAACTACGGTGTTATCGTAGGCGGTCACAGTTCAGCAGTCGCAACTGCAGAGCAGATCAACAAAACAGAAACATATCGTGATCAAGACAGCTTTGCTGATATTGTTCGTGGTATGCATCTATATGGTCGCAAAATCTTACGCCCTGAAGCGTTGGTTAATGCGATATACAACTTGCGATAAGGGAGAATAGAAAATGGCTACTATTACTGCAACTCTAGCTCCTGCACATGGGAGTTCTTCACGTGGGCGTCAGCCTTACATGATTGAGCAAACTATTGATCTAACCGCAAACAGCATTGCTCCAGGCGATGTAGTACAGGCTCTTACTATACCTGCTAATACCAAAATTATGGCTGCAGGTCTTCAAGTAACAACTTCTGCTACTATGAACGCATCTACAGACGCAACCGCAATTTTAGGTACGGCTGTAGACGACAATGAGTATGTGGCTGCATTTGATATTGACGGTGCTGCTGACGGAGCTTATGCCCCTTCAGCAACTGTAGCAGGTGATATTGTTATTACTTCTGCAGATACACTTGATGTAACCCTTGCAGGTTCTGGCGCATCATTTACTGCAGGTGAACTACGTGTTTACGCTGTGTTAATGGACGTTAGTGCTTTAGGCGAAATGACTGCTAATGAAGTAAGTCGAGACGCTGCTTAATTAAACTAAACTGAGGGGCAGGGAAACTTGCCCCTCTCAGCTTATCTGAAAGTTATATAAATGGCAACTACTTACATTACACTTGTAAACGATACACTACGAAGATTAAATGAAGTTACTCTGGATACTGCAGGTGATGGCTTTACCACTGTGCGTAACGTACAGGGTTTAGTTAAAGATGCCGTTAACAATAGCATAAGATTAATAATACAAGACGGTCAAGAATACCCTTTTTTAAAAACAACTAATACTCAAACATTAGTAGCAGCCCAACGAACCTATGACTTTCCTACAGATATGGGTACTGTTGATTGGGATTCGTTCTTTTTGAAAAAGACTACTGGACTGGACAATACACCAAGACCACTTAGAACGATAACATATAACGACTATTTACAAAACTATCGTACACAAGATGACGAAGGGGATCAAACAAATGGTGTTAGTAAACCTTTGTATGTATATCAAACACTAGAAGAAAAGTTTGGTGTTACTCCTCTTACTGATGCAGCATATGAAGTAGAGTATGTTTACTTTACATTTCCTACAGACTTAACTGCACACACAGATACAATGATTATACCCGATAGATTTAAACATGTTGTGATTGATGGTGCTATTATGTTTGTTATGCGTTTTCGTAGTAATGAACAAAGTGCAGCAATGCATCAAAGTAATTTTGAAGAAGGTATAAAGTCTATGCGTAGAATATTGCTAGACGATAATCTGTATGTACGTTCAACGGCAATTAACCGTCCATATACTAGTACCTTTAATAGTGTGATCTAATGGCAGACAATTTAGCTTCCTTTAAAGTCTTCTGTCAAGGAGGACTAAATACTAGCAGGGATGTGCTATCTCAAGGTGAGACACAACCTGGATCTGCTATATCTTTAATTAACTATGAACCTGCTGTTACAGGTGGCTATAGAAAGATAAATGGATTTGCCAATAACTATGGTACAGTTACAGGAACAGGAAGTGTACTAGGTGTTTGTGTAGCTGACGGTATTAACGATGGTATACTAGCTTGTAGAAAACCATCATCAGGTAACAACTACCTACACAAATGGAATAACTCTAGTTCAGCTTGGGATGCTGTATCAACTTCAGGTTCACCCACAATGGTAGGGGTAACTAAGGTTAGGTTTTCTAGGTTTAACTTTGGTACTCCAAAGGTTGTATTAACAGACGGTATAAACCCTGCCTCAACATATGACGGAACTACGTATACACAAATTACACATAGTAGTGCTCCTACCGATCCTAAGTTTTCTGCTATATTTCAAAACCATTTATTCTTAGCAGGTGATCCTGCGCACCCAACTAAATTATTTTTTAGTGCGCCACTAGAAGAAACAAATTTTGCTGCTAATGATGGTGCAGGAGTTATAAATGTAGGTTTTCCTATAGTTGCAATTAAATCATTTAGAAACGAACTATTTGTATTCGGCTCTACTAATATTAAAAAGCTAGGTGGTACTGCACTAGCTAACTTTACATTACAGACTGTCACAGAAGACCTTGGATGTTTAGCTACAGATAGTGTTATAGAAATTGGTGGTGACTTATTATTCTTATCACAGGATGGTTTACGTCCTATTTCAGGTACTGCAAAGATTGGTGACGTTAATCTAGAAACAGTGTCTAAAAACATTCAGTCTATTTTTACAGACATTGTATTTGATATTGACCTAGAAGGTTTAAACGCAGTAGTTATACGACAAAAAACACAGTTTCGTTATTTTTTTGCTACTGCAGATACTCAAGGTATTATTGGTGGGTTTAGACAAACACCTAACGGATTACAGTTTGAATATAGTCAGATGTTAGGTATTACAGCTACATGTGCAGCTAGTGGTTACATAGGACAAAATGAAATTGTAATACACGGAACATCAGACGGTAAAGTACAACAACAAGAAAGTGGTAATAGTTTTGGGGGTGACCCAATCTTTAGTATTTTTCAAACTCCTTTTTATTATTTACAAGACCCTGAACAGCGTAAAATATTTTATAATGTATCTACATATTTACGTTCTGAAGGCGATAACTCAATTGTTTTATCTGCTGTATATGATTATGAGGCGTTTGAAACATTAAACCCAACTAACTTTAATTTAGATAATACAGGTGCAGCAGCGTACTATAACGAAGCAGTATATAATAGCACCGCAATATTCGATGGTAATCCATCACCAGTGCAACGAACTAACATTGAAGGATCAGGTAAATCAGCATCTTTAAAATATGTTACTAATGATACAAATGCATCACACAGTATTCAAGGTATAGTGATTACATTTGGAGTAGGAGACAGGTTATAACATGGCAGGTTATTCAAGACAATCAGCAGCCGATATTATCGCTAATGCGGTCATTAAAGCTGCACCAGTAAACGCAGAGTACAATGCTCTACGAGATGCTTTTGCTTTAGCTACTGGACATAAACACGATGGTAGTTCCACTGAAGGTGGTTATGTGCCTCTAATAGCTGACAGTGATGCACTAAACAAAGTTGTAATAGATACTAGTAATAATAGAATAGGATTTTTTAGTGAGGTAAGTGGGTCAGCAGTAGAACAAGTACGTATACAAGATGGTGCTATTGTTCCTGTAACTGATGATGACATTGACATTGGTACATCCTCACTTAAATTTAAAGACCTGTATGTTGACGGTGTAGGATACATTGACTCTGTTACAGTAACAGGTGCAGCTACATTTTCTAACATAGACATTAACGGTGGTGCAATAGATGGTGCAACTATCGGTGCAGCTTCAGCAGGAGCAGGTACATTTACTGATCTTACTGCCACAGGAACTACAACAGTAACTACAGCAGATATTAACGGTGGTAATATAGATGGCACTACTATAGGTTCTAGTAGTGCAGGTGCAGGTACGTTTACTAACCTAACAGCCTCTGGCACAACTACAGTAACAACTGCAGACATAAATGGTGGTAATATTGATGGTACAATTATTGGTGCTTCTAGTGCTGCAGCAGGTAGCTTTACAACTGTATCGACATCTGGACAAGCTACATTGGCAAGCGTTGATGTTAACGGTGGTAATATTGACG